ATATTGGCCCCTTTATATTATATTTGACCCCTCCCCGGGGTGTTTTATTTTTCTTTTATTTTCTATTTATTTTTGTATTTTCACGATGAAATGCACGATAAACGCTTAGAAATTGTAGATTTTGTCAACATTTTAACCGAAAACGCTTAGAAATTGTAATGCAATAACGATTTTAAAGCTGACAAGCAATCAATTTACAATTACAAGTCAGCTTTAAGTCTCGTTATCTAATTTTCTAGAAGTTTTCTCTATGTTTTAGAGTCTTCTGGTTCTACTACTTTCACGTAGCATACTTCTTTTCCAGTTACAGGACTTACCATTCTCAAGTCCATGTCTATAATTTCATCTACAGCATCTTCAATAGCCTGATCCATTTCTTTTTCACTGAATGATGGCGAAACGGCAGCAATTCTAGCTACATAATTCTTCGTATAGTAGCCGCACACAACTTCATCAAAAGCTACCCATGCATCATATTGTGTGAAATAGTTGGCCGGATTGTCTGTAGTAGTGACAAATGTTCGTGCCAAATCTAATTCCCCCAGTCTTATGTGGAGCTTTTCAATTCTTTTGTGAGCGTTGATGTAGAAATTCCAAGACTTTCGGCAACTTCAGAAAGAGTATGTCCAGAATCTAACAAAAGTCTAGCTCTACTTCTTTGAGTCGATGTTAAACCTCTATTTTCTCTAGGCATTGCGAGTTTTTTAATCTCATTCTTATCTGAATACTGAATAATCTTTCTCAATCTAGTATCCGAAATCGCTCCTGCTTGAATTGCTTCCCATTCTTTATCTGTAAGTGTAATTCTATATCTCTTTTTATGTTCTCCACCATTAACAATGTCGCGAGCATCATTAACCGCTTTCTGTGAGATCTTCTTCAACTTTCCAGCATTGTCTTTATCTTTAAGAGTCGGATCTGCTGCGATTCTCGCATTAATGTTGCTTCTTGCAATGGCCTGAGCCTGTCTTTCTTTTGGTGCTTCAAGTTCTGCTTTTAGATACTTCTCATTAATCGAAGTAAGTTCCTCGGCATACGCTTTCTCAGCATTCTTATTACGTTTAAGATTTCCAGTTGCCCGCATCTCTTTACGAGCTTCATTAGCAAGAGCTTTCATACGGTTGGCATGTGCTGCGTATACTTCTTCCATATAAGTTCCGGTAGACAGATTACGAGCATCTTTTTCAAATGCCATATTACTAATGGTTTCAGTAGCATCAAGCCATTTGCCAGTATATTCTCCAGTCTTTTTATTCTTCTCAGGATACTTACGACCGGAGTTATAGTATACTCGTTCACCATTCTCAAAACGTTCACGCTCTTCGTCTGTCATTCGAGAATCATTCTTGCTATAGTATTCTTTACGCTCAAGAATCGGAGCATGTTGCCCTTTTGCTTTCGAAATGAGAGTCGATGCGCCACCGCCATTTTGGTACTTTTCTCTCAGGTCTGCAATTCCCTGGTCGATTTCTGATCTTTGCCAATCAAGATTGTGCTTTTCAGCATCAATGACAACCATTGAATGCTTAACCGCTCGCTCAATCTCTGGTAAAGTAGCACCTTTTATGGTCATATCTGTAATAAGGTTTGACACCATGCCCATTTGCATTCCCTTATTAAAGCCATCACCGGTCATACCATCTCTGCTTTTTCCAGTACAACGCTTCAACTCTGGATCTCTTGCATAAGTGTCGCCAAATGTCTCAGTAAACTCTTGCAAACCTTTAAGCGGTCTATCTGTCGTAATATTCTGACCTTTTGTTGGAATAACCAGAACGGTATCGCCGTCGTAATCTGCTCCAGACAACTGCTTTGCAACTGTTGAGTTGATACCAATGGCATGTGCCGCTTCATTTCCGATCACTTCAAGAGCTTCTTGATTTTTATTATTAACCTTCAGCCTTGGAATCTCAAATGTTCCAGCATGAGGGTGACGCACGAGAATTACTTCTTCACCATTCTCATATCTTGGCGCAAAGACCTCGTTGTCTTTCAATGAATTTACAGGCAAAATTGCAAATGATCCTTGTCTTGGAAGAGCCGCCGCCTTAAGATGTTCTGCTGCCGAATCGCAGTTATCTGAAAATTCTTCGAGAAGTTCACGTTTGATCGTAGGATTATTCAGATTTTTAAGTTCATTAAACTCATCGGCCATTTCACTGTACTTAAGATCAAGCTGACGTTTCGCAAGAGCAACTGGCTGCTTAGAAAGAAATTGAGAAGATAGATTTTTTTTCCAGCCTTCCCAATCTTCGTCATCGTTTACAATATTAATCGGTGACGTATGCATATTTCCATCAGCATCTGGATAATCCCATTGACGAAAAGCCGCACCAAACGGGTTTTGGGCATCGTCTTTCATTTGCTTCAGAACTGTCGAATCGCCTTTTCCAAGCATTGGAGTGCCTTCATGCTTGCTTGTGTTGAATACTATGTCAATGCCAGGCGGCATGTCGTAACCATAAACGGCCATACCTTTCAGATAATGCGTACCATCTACGCCAATTCGAACCTGAGCATAGTTTCGTCCTCCAAGGGACAAATCTTCAACTCCAGGACGAATCTCAATGACGCCGTCTTTGTCGGCTCCGCCTTCTTCGGCATACTTTACGGCAATTCTTTTCGAATCAATACTTGGAATTGGTTTATTATGCCTTACGATGTCACCATTGTTCTCGAAATACAAACCTTCTGGAGATGTTACTTTTTCCAGATTTTCAGAAATTTCTTCTCTTGTAACATCGTCTTTGCAAAGAATTCGCATATTCGTAAACTGCTTTGGATTCGTAGCCTGCGGCAGACGATACGGGAGAACCTGATAGCCACGATCTTCAAGCGTCATCAATACAGCATCCATATATTGTTCGCTGACTCCAAGTTGACGGTTAACGCCTTCACCAACGTCAAGATACGGATGCTCTTTTAATTTATTTTCTAGTTCATTAGCGATCGTTGTAATTCGATTTTCCTGCTTCTTTTTATTTGGGTCGAGCATGTTTCGAACAGTTCCTTCAGATACGCCAAGCTTCTCTGCTATTGCAACATTAGACCAACCTTTTTCTCTAAGTTTATAAGCCTGCAGCTGATCGTCCATCTGCTTTTCATACTTATAAACTTTTCGCGCACTTCTGTACTGACCGGTGCTCATTCCAAAAACTTCAGCAATCTCTTTATCACTCATTTTTTGAGCTTTCAGTTCATCAGCTCGCTGCAGAAAGTTTTTATTTCGTTGTGGATTCTTACCGGATCCCCAAGGATAACGTCCAGAATGTCTCGGCGTGCCATAATGTTTAATGACATTCTCGTCATCTTTGTGATCAATCTCTTGAATTTCAATCTGGTCACTCATAATCCTTCAACCTCTCTTACAGATTCTTGAGCCCAAGCCTCTTTTTCTTTGATCGCACAAATAATTTCTTCCATACGATCTTTATCGGGGCTTGCTTCTTGAACGTCATCATTCTGATAGATTCGAAGGTTTACTTTCGTATTGCTCGGATTGACGCCCATGACTCTTTCATATTCCAATAAAAACAGAGCAGCATAAATCTCAAGCTGCTCCATATGAACTGGTCCGGAACCGGTTTTCAGGTCATGGATCCGAAGTACTCCTCGGCTGTAATCAATCGCGTCAGCATGACCAAAACATTTGTCGCTGTAGAACAGCGCGACTTCAGGAGTCATCCCATAACCAATTGCATCGTTTACATATGCAGTCATAGTTTGAGTTGATCCGCGAAGTCTGTACCCTTCTTCAATAAGCTTTGCTGCAAGGTCATGAAGTCTAGTTCCTCGAGCCGCAGCATTCTGTGAAATAATAAAATTTCGCAATTGATCTCGATCGTAGTTCAACCAGAATGGTTTACTAGGACTCAGGATCGCATGCTTATCTTTTAGATCGAAATGCTTGTTGAAGTTCATCAAGTACCTCCTGTTTGTTCTCAGGATACACGAATCTTGAAAATGACATTTGATTTGCAAGATTTACATAATAGTCCTGATTTGGTCGATGATCTGCATGTTCTTCTCTTTTGCATTCAAGCAGAGCCCATCTATCTTTGTATAAAACTGTCAAATCTGGAAAACCTTGCTTTGACTCATTTTTGTAGATTAGAGCATCTGGATACAGAACCTGCAGTTCTTCGATTAATTTCCTCTGAAATTCGCTTTCAAGCTTCTTTTTACTTTTAGCCATGATTACACCTCGAAAACGCTTAGAAGGTGCTAAAAATGCATATCCTTCTCCCTCTATAATAGACGTTGTAAAAATTACGAGCTAAAAGTTCGAAAAAGCATAAGGATTGCAGAAAAATGCATATCCTTCTCCCTCTATAATAGACGTTGTAAAAATTACGAGGCAGAACGACGATAAAAGAAAGCAGACTCGTTAAAAGACTTCTTTCTCTTCAGCGCTCTTGAAATTGCCACATCTATTGGAGCGAAGGTTTTAAAATTGTAATAATACAAATCGTGATATGGCGTATTTCTTCTATCGATTCGACCCATAGCTTGCTCTGTCGTTTTGTAAGAATAATTCTGAGAATAGAAAAGCATCGTGTCTGTTTCTATGCAGTTCCATCCTTCGGATCCACCAACATAGTTAACGAGATAGATCCATCGTTCACTATCAGGAATCTCTTCGTGCTTTCCACCATTCCATTCTCGAATTACTGTTCCTTCCGGCCAGTCAAGATTTCGAAGGATATCGAGCTCATAATTGAAATTGTAAAAGACGATGATTCTTGGATGATGCTTTGCAATCTCAACGCAAGCTTCTCCTCTCGAAGGATGTGCGTTCACTGTCTTTCGAAGCAGATAGCAAAGTTCGCTGATGTTCTCAATTGGTTTATTCTCAAACACATTCCATCGATCTCTCATTAAGATTCGATAGCTCTCTTTGTCATAATCAACGAGCGTAGTTGTCACGTGCCGTTCTGTAGGTTTTACATAATCAATCGTTACCAGAATCGAGTCTCTCATTTCCTTCAAAACATAGTCATCAATATACTTATCTACTTTTGGAAATTTTGAATAACGATCATAAATTACATGCTGCCTCACAAAGTCGCTCTTGTTCTTAAAGAAACCATTTGCGATAAAAATCGATAAATAGTCCATCCAGCAATCGCCAGGTGTGGCCGTCAGGAAAATCCAACGATTATGCTTTGCTATCTGAATGAACGCTTTGGACCAAGCGCCGTACCCAACAACTCTTTGCTCATCAAACAAAAAGCATGCGCCTTTTACACAGACATACTTCTGTATGTTATTCCAGGAATCGACCACAACTTTTACTTTATCGCCGTATGCGCTTACTTTTGGATCCGTAGAAAGCAAAAAGGGAACGAGTTCTTGTTCCCATTCCCTTTTGTCTCTCTTTTTTGCAGTTGTGATAATGTAAAGATCCATCGGATGTGTCATCGGCACATAATCTCGGTCAAGACCTCGATCCCTTCCGTTTATGATACCTCCACACTCTTTACAGAAGTACCAGGCAAGGCCGGTCCTGCTTTTTCCAGAGCCGACCTCACCGATCAGTATGTTTCCATTTCGAAGCTGATTGACCGCTTTTTGCTGATGCTTATCTAGCTTCGGATTCATGGCGATTACTCTTCGACGTCAAACGGCGTCTCATCTTCCGCCTGATAGGGCGCTCTCAGATTGGCAAGCTTCGTCTGAAAATAATTCGGAACAATCTCTGCCCAAACAAAATTTGCAAACAGCGGACGATATTTCGTTCCATCATTGTGCATCTTCTCTTTACCGATTTCGAGCAACAGCTCAAGATTGCCAAACTCAACACGATCCAGCTCCGCGACATGCGCCTCATCAAGAACGTTATCTACACCGTTGGCAATTTCATGCACTTCCGGAGCCCGGAACATATAAGACAAATTGATCTGCACAAAGGGCTTCGGCTCATCGTTTGCATCTCTGGGCTTCGTGTATTTCACATCGCAGCCATAGGTAATAAGTTCCTGAGCGACCTCAGGTGTAAGCAGAACACAGAAGTTTCTGCGGCCGGCAGAATTTACAACTTTTGCCGGATTAAGCTTACTGTGCTTTTCAGCACCTGCAAAGTTTCTGTTCTGAATCATATCATCCGTAATCCCAGTAAGAATGAAATCCTTAAATCTCTTGTTTCTGATCTCCATCATAGTAATGATCTCCTTTAGTTAAATAAAATTAAATTAATTGTTTGCGAACGTTTCAAAATCGCCATAAAGATTAATCGTATCAATCGCTTTGTTCTTAATTTCTTCGAAATAATCCAGATCGATGCAATCTTCCATATGCAGTTCTTTCACGCGTTCTGCTTCAAGCCACCGATAACCGGTGCTGCCCGCCGTATTGGCAAACTTTCCTTTATTGTCACGGACAAGACGACCGCCGCCCATTCCGGGGCGAATGGGACAAAACAGTCCGGCTTTTCCGACAAAATGGTAATCATGGCATTTCTTGATCTCCTGCTCAAGTTCTGCCAATCTGACGTAATCCGAATGGTATACGTCCTTTGTGTACTGCTCAATTTTTCTGCTTGGAACGTCACTTAGAGTTGGAGCTTCTCCATTTGTTATTCTGAGATCGTTATCCGCGTTCAGTTCATAACCGACTTTTTTCCACTTTCTGAGCAGTTTTTCCTGTTCTGACACAAGAGCTGTGTCATCAGACAAGCTTTCATCCATATCAAGATAAATGCCAAGCCCAACTTTAACAGTCTGCGTCACACACAGATCTTTGAACTCAATCGGATCGTGAGAGAAAAGAGTCTTAAATGTATAAGGTGAACTCTTTTGCTTAAACTGGTCCCCAGTTCCTTCCCACTTTCCAGCCGACTTTCCATTTGCAGGATCGTTTGTATACTTGCAGATATAAACTGCATCGTTTACCAGACAAAGTCTGTCAAACTTATGCTCAACCTCAAAGGTGTAGCCGTGCTGCTTGCCAAAGTTGAATACAAAGTCAAAGATCTTCTGATCGGGCTTTTCAATCTTGATACTATCGGTCTTAACATGCACGACTTTATAACCCTGCTTTTCGACTTCCAGCATCAGATCAATCATGAACAATGCTCCGCGTTTGGCAACCCAGTTATCATTATTGCGAGGATCGTGCAACTTGTTGTCGAAATGAGCCGCTGTGAGCCCGTAAACGCTGTTTATTGCAATCTTCAGAGCCTGGCTGAGTTGTTTTGCATCTTCATCTGACGTCAAATATGGCGCAAGTATGCCGTTGTAGATGCCTCTAACCCAATCATAGTCCTTATGCTTTATATGCAAACGAATATCGAGCAACATCTTGAAATTCTCTGTAAATGGGCCAAAACCATTTTCTGCAATAATCGTAGACGGATGGTGCGAAGCCGAATCATAGCACTCCAGATCATAATACATACCAGGTCTTGCAAAGACAAAGCCGCCCTCTCCGGGATCAAACCCTTTATAGAACGACTTTCCGCTAATCATAGTATTTCTATAATACTGTTTACCTGGAACCGGAGTCTCGTCTTTTGTCGCTAAGTACTTATCAACCGGCCCTTCGGCTGCCGAATTTCCAGGCTCCATGACGGTAAACTTCTCGTAATACTCATACAGAGCCGGATTATCTCCAACCGTGCATTTGACAGGAAGCATATACCGATTCGGATGAAAGCCAAACGGATTAAACTCGTATCCTGGGAACTCCTTTGTTAGATCCGGCTTAATAAACTGAGCCTGCGGATTCTTAACGTTACCAACAATCAGCTTTGTTGTGAGCGTATTTGTCGTGTCATTAACGCAGCTTCCAGGACCGACCAATGAATTCGCCAAATCAACCAGAATCTGTCTTGCCTTAAAGTCAGCTTCATTTGCAAGAAATGTCGCTTCCGTTGCAATAACGTCGTTCTTACAATATTCAGCAACTTTTGGCCAGAGATTCTGAGGAACCGGTTTATCCCATGCGAGGCCAAGTTCCTGGTGGTGAATTCCAAGTTCGATTTCCCACTTCTTAAGACTTTGCTTTGTAGAGCAGAAATCATAAACATCAGTATAGGAAAGATTATAGGCACCGCCAATCTTCCAATTGTTCTTTCCCTTTGGAGCATTGATAATGTTCTGTGAACGAATGAACAGTTCATATGGTGAGTCGCCTTGCATCAAAGCCCAGGCAATATGATTATCGTAATCCCGGCAGTTAAATCCAATCATTCGATACCGGAACCACTCAGAAACTTCAGCAGGCGTCGGATTAATCAGTGCTACCGGATCTTTACCAAGAGGCTTTACACACAAAACGACCAGATTCGGAAAAACTTCAAAGTCGAAGAATACATACTCTTCATATTTAGATTCTACCCAGACTGACTGTTCTTCACTCTTTAAATGCAGCTGACCGGCAAGTTCTCTGCAGTAAAGGGAATTATTCGTGCTGCTGGCCGCAAAGAACATAATCTGAGACTCAAGTTCAGAAATATCGTACTTCATGCCACTATTATAAGCCTGATCAGTTACACTCTTAATGTAATCCATACAGGTTTTTGTTGCGTACGGTGGTATTTCCTTTCTCAAAGCCTTCTCAACTTTTGCCTTCAGATGCGCTTCATTTTTAATTTCGTACTCATTTACCGTTTTTGTTGCCTCCTTCTTAACCGGCAAACCTGATGTAATCGTCGTAATCGGCAACGAATTACATCTGGTCAGCTTTCTCCTTAATGCTGATTTCTTATTTGCCGGAAATACTTTCACCTCAATGTCTTCTGCGTAAATTGGATCCAGAGCATTTACATCACCCGTATAGAAGTAGTGTAAATGAATTCCTTTTCCACTTTTACTAAGCTCTGCGTAGGTCTTTGGCCACTTTGATGCTGCTTCAAGATTCCGCTCATAAGACTTTTCACCGGTAGCTGGGTCTTTCAAATCGAAATCGATAACAACAAGATTTTCAGGAACTCGAACATAATGAAGTTCGGCCGTCTGAATATCCGCAAGAACCGTTTTGCACTTATCCCAAGCGCATCCAGGCTGATCTCTGTCGCCAATAAAAATAGCCGCTTGAGCAGGCCAGTCAGCTCCGGCTTTGTCAAGCAAACTATTAGTTGTGTTAAACTGAAGCCAAGAACTAGAGTCATCATTGACAGCTTCTTTTGTTGCCGTTTGTGCCTCAACGTCAAACTTTTCTATTTTAAACCCTTCATAAACATTCCACAAATATCCGTCAGCAATATGTTTTCTCTCACGATACACATTAAAATAATTTTTAAGTTCTTCTTTTACTGCCTTCCTCTGATATGGCTTTGTAACGCCAGAACCAGCACAATAAATTAAATACTTATTATACATATCATTCAAAGTAACATAATCATGCTTAAGAATATCATCATATTGTTCCTGAAGAAAAATATAGAAATCATTCGTCGCACCAATCATTGTAATAGGAACGTATTCATCATAGGCGTTTGGATTTTCCTTATACACTTCCAAACAATGATACGCAATCGCACCAAGTTCAAAGTTGATCTGTTTCAGCAACTGATTATAACGACTTCTACGTATCAGCTTTCCGCTCGGTTTCACATCGATCAGTCGTCGAATAATTCCTGACTTCGAGTCCGTGATCTTAACAGGCTTATTGGTTCCCATAAACAGCATGGCATGAAATGATGTTGTAAACTTTTTCGCGAACTTCATATTCACGACCATCTCTTCGTGAGAAACCAAACTATTCAGCCTTGTATTGTCTTCGATGTGGCTTAAGTCACCATCCTGCTGAATTGCAACCAGAGGATTATCTTTAAATGCTTCCAGAGAGAAGTCGCTTGTGGAAGAAGCCAGCTCTTTCGCAATGAACATTGCATAGTAGCCTTTAAACAACTCACAGATGATGTTGAGGATCGTCGACTTACCGGTTCCTGAGTCTCCATACAGAACGAGAAATTTCTGAATCTCTCTTGAGTCTCCAGATACTACTGCTCCGATTGCCCATTCGATCTTATGACGCTCTTCCGGCTCATACAGTGTTCCAACCAGCTCGTCCCATGCGCTATAATCTCCAGGCTTCAAATCATAGCTAAGTCTCTTTGATGAGTAATCTTCTCTTTTTGGCGGATCACTTAAAAACACAAGCTTCTGATCAAGAGGATGATAATTGTCACGAACCTGACTCTTCACATATTTCCACCATTGATCTATAGACCCAGAGCTCGAGAACTTCATGTACTTAATTTCTGCTTTTTCGTATTCCGGCTTGTCTTTATTTTTTTCTTTATTCTTTTCTTTGAACGCTTCCATCTCAGCGTCAATAGAATTTACAACATCATCTAAGTCAGTCGACCAGCAGCCACGACTCTCGTTCCAGATAGCATAAAAATCTCCGCCACGGATCATAAGGTCTTTACTCTTTTTCGTGATGAACTCCGGATAGATTTCAATCTGATTTTTCTTTCCTCGTTGCCTGTAATGAATGTCTACAAAATCCGTAGCGATACCTCCTTTCTTCATTTGTAATTTTTCGTGAAAAATAGCGAAAATAATTTATGTGCTGTATGTGCGAAAAATTTTTCAACTTTCTTATATATAAATACTTTTTTTCTTTCCCCGCATAAGTCTTAAAAAAAACACAGCACATACAGCACATAAATGTGATTTTTTGGCAAAAAATGGCCTAAAAAGTTACAAAATGGTTACAAAATCGAATTTTCCGGAAATCAATTTTTTCAACTTTTTTCATGAAAAATTTTATTTTACCGCACATACCGCACTTTTCGCACATTTTACCGCACATAAAATCGCACATTATTCTCGTATTATTTTAAGAAATTCATCATACTCCTTGTACTCAACTCCGGTTGTTTCTTTAATAAATTCAGCAACACGATGCTCTTTATAATAGTCACGAATTACTTGCGTTATGATATTATTCCTGTTAAATGTGAACTGATTATTCATTCTGGCAATATGAAGAAGACGTTCTTCATCTCCGAATGTTATGCGCCCATTATAGCTAAAAGATTCATTGTCGTCTAAATAATTTACACCGTCATATAACATACACTTTTCCTTTCCTCTCACATCGGATAATTCTTCTCCAAATAGGCATTAATTTGCCACCATATATCCGTTTTTCGAAGATCTCTTTCGACGTATTCATTGGGAAACATACCGCCTTCTTCTCCGTTCGGAGCATACAAATGATGCATGAAAACGTACAAAATCCGGTCAACATTTTCTTCAAAATACCCGTAATCGTCATACGTATCCAAGCCCAAATTTTCCATCATAACCCAGAACCACTTCCCTGTTCTGTCTCCATAGTCCGGGTTAAACATGATGTCATGCTCCGTCTTTCGGGCCAACGCAACCATCATTTCAAGTACGCTGCACGGCTGATCCTCATCGATTTTTCTAACGCCGAATCGTACTCCGGTTTCATCTTCAAACAACATACGAAGATATTTACCATCGGCAGCACGATTTCCGTCATACTCCAGCTCCCAATAAAAATCAGTCTGATACAGCTTCCACAAAAGCTTCTGATAATTGGTTGCCAGATAATCATCTCGAAGGATCTGTACTAGCCAACGGTAATAAATATCTTCCATAGCTCATCAATCCTCCACGAGAGGAGCTCCTTCCATGCCGTATTCATCAGAGTATCTGCATGATTCGACATAGATTTCATAGTCAGTGTTGTTCTTCAGGTTCCGGACATAGGCAATTCGATCGTCATATCTTCCGACTTCTTTTTCCCAATTGTTGCCGATAAGCAAATATGCGTTTTCGATTACAGTACCATTGTTCGTTGCCAGCACTCCGTCACCTGCAAAGAATGTGAGTTCCTCCTTATCGTATTCATGGTTATCTCTATATTCCATATCATCGATCATGACCCATCGATCGACGAATTCTCCTCCGGTCATTGCGCCGGAAGGTTCGTTTGCAGTGCCCATTCCGGCCTTTTCCTCCTCTTTCTTTTCAAGTGCAGTGATGCTCTTGGATGGGTTTTGAAGCTCTCCACCATAGTTTTCGCGAATAAGACTATCGTATCTGATGGCCGTTTTCTCTTGAAGGGCAATAGGCTTGTGAGCCTCAGAATTGACCGTCACTGCATTTTTTGCTTCACCGCCCTCTGATACCTCAAAAGGCATATCGTTCGAATTTGGGCCCTTTCCGGGGCTCTCAGGGGCATTCACGTTCGAATTTGCCCGAATTTCGTCCATTTCCTTACGAATTTCTTTTCGAAGGTAGATGAGTGTTCCTGCAACTCCGCACGCAGCTCCAAATATAAATGACAAAAAGTATTTCATCAGATCTTCCCCTTCAGCGGATAGAAGTTAAAGTCGAGTCTCAGGCACGGCTCATAGACAAACCGATCATGCACGTGATCATACTTCCGCTCATATCCGTGCAGTCTTGTAACCATCAGTCTCCGGTCTGCTTCTTTTTCAACAAGTCTTGCATTTCCGGAAATTCCAACGTCAATAAAGTCATCAGAAATCTCATTTTCGTTGTATCCAAGCATTCTCATAATTTCATTACCTGTATAAAATCGCTTAATTCCGAGTTCCAGGTCTTTATTAATCGCATCAACCCTCTGTTCAAGGTACCGGTCGGCATAAGAGCGAATATCAAAGGCGTCAGAAGTTGCCGCCGTAAAGTTTCTTGCGTACTTAGACCCAGGCTGAGCATAGAAAACGTCTGCTTTTTTCTCAACAAGCTTCTCTTCACCAGTCTCAGGGTCCTTTTCCAGTACCTGAATGGTCTCTTCATGAGCGCCAAGATAGACTTTTTGCTCCTCTTCAGCACCGATTTTCTCGGCAATACGCTGTCTGTAAGCGTCAAAAGCCTGCTGCATAGCGACAGAATTGGCCAGAAGTGTCTTATTTGCAGTCTTCAAAGTGAAGTGAGAGTCGACAATACCACTCATTCCAAGCAGCCAAAGGAGTGCAGGAAGGCCATAAATCTTGAGCATTTTATAGCTAAGATGCGCATACTCAGTCACAAGTTTCTTGCCTTTGACCTTTTTTGCCTGCTTTTTGGCCTCGTCGGACAGCGTTTCATCGACAGTATGCTCAAATTCGATGCCCTGGATGGCTTCTTTATGCTCTTTCAGAGCTTCTTTTGCCTTTGCAGTCTGAATACAGGCGAGAACTGTGCCAGCAAGTACGCCAAGAATACCAAATCCGAAGAGAATATCTGGCTTGGCTTCTTTAAGTTTATACTCGGCGACGTTCAGATTTTCACGAAAACTGGTTTTGAGATCGCCGTTTTTAACCATTTGAATAGCGTTCATTGTGAATTTACCTCCTAAAAAGTAAAGATTCTTTATGTTTTTCTGTAATTGTTGTAACTTTTAGCCGCGGATTATCGCAGCATCATGGGATCCGGGAACTGAATCATCCATCTGCCGTCTGTCCGCTGGATAGGGTGCGCCGAGTTCAGGTCATACCAGCCGTAACTGCCCAAAGTCCAGTTGTCCTGCTCTCCGGTGATACCGCAGAACTCATACATGTCTCGCAAAAAGACTTTTCCGAACTGCTGAAGCTGTCTTCTCATGCGATCCAGGACTAAGTTCGCATCATCTGCCGTATCGAAGGAAATATCATTTGGCATAAGTCTCTGTCTGTACCCGTTTGGAGCTACAATAACCGGCTGCTGAGGCTGTGCATAGCCGTATCCGGGGTTAGAATAGGAGCCATAGTCCCGTCTGGCCCCTGAATACTGCTGTGAAGGCGGAATCGCGCCCATCGGAGGACGATTATTACCGAAAAATGTCATTTGCAGAGCCCCAACGCCCAGCTGATAGGCCAGATTTCGAAGTGAAGGACCCAAAACTTCATACATTAGATAGGTTCCAATGCTGTCAAGCTTGTCGGAAAACAGGAAATTTACGATTTTTTTCGTCGGTGTACGCTTTTCGAGCTTTGCTGAACCCTTGATCACCTTCGAAGGCTTATCAGCGCTTGTCGTTCCGTCGGGATTCTGCATTTTATTGTAGTTGGTGTCTGCCATAGTAGTCCCCTTTCGTTATTAATAGGAAAATATTAGACGCATCAAAAGGAAAAGCGAGAGCAGCTGTAAAAGCTACCCTCACTTCATCTCAAATAATCTTTAAAAGGTTTTTAGTTCTCTTCAGAACTCTCGCTCGCGGCAGGGACCTCCTGGTACTGGCCTTCGATTGCCTGCTGCTCGTACGAAGACGTGCTGTCCTCACCGGAATATCCGTAGTCTCCTCCCGAATACTTGCGATCGATGATCTCCATAGCTATCTTGGTGGCAGCGGTGATAGCGGTCACGCCGACAGTCGCTACTGTCACGGCTTTCTTCCACCCCCACTTGCCATTCTTGGCAGGTTTGGTCTTCTCATCGGACGCCTTGTCCTTCTTCGGAGCCTTGCGGTACTCCCAGCAAAGGAACTTCTTCATTTCTCCGTCCTTCTGCTCGGCAGGCTTCTGTGCTTCGGTCTTTTCGGCCTCGTTCACAGGAGCTTCTCCCTGCTGCTCTTTCTTCTCTTCCACGTTTGTGTTCTGATTCTTGTTGTCTTTCATTTTCATGATTCCTTTCTAAAAATATTATTTTTTGAGGTCTTACCCTCACTATAGGAAGTGTAAAAATTACGAATTTGTTTAATAAGCGCACGGAATTTCGGCGTTTTATCTTATTAGTCCGGACACAAACCCGAACCTTTACACTTCCAATAGCTTCAGGGAATCATGAATGATCAATAGGGCAGATCGCCGTTTACGAAGATCAACCCTTCATCAAGAAGGCTTTTGATCCTTGCGTAGTGTACTTTTCCCGTCTTAGGATCGGTAAATTCATCAAAGTCCACTACCTTGTTATAATCAACGCAAGGACCATTGCCATGATACCGGAATTCATAGGTTCTGCCAATATCAGTCTCTTTACTGCGAGGCTTTTTAAATCCGATGTACTCAAGATATTCGTCAAATGTCGCGGTTACATACACAACGCTTCGAAGGTAATCCTCATCGATAGATTTGCTCTTTGTTCCGATAGGTTTATCGCTTTCGCTGTAGAACGCCTCGTCAAAATCTGTGCTCAGTTTTCCGCAAAGTGCTTTCTTGAGTGCTTTTTCATAAGCAGTAAGCCATCGGTCATGCATCATATTATTAAAGTTGTCAAAGCCGGCTCGAAGTTTCCCGATCGGCATGGTCTCTTCTTTGTCGCTCGTTTCTTCATGAACAAGCGTTTCACCGGCCTGAATGTTCTGATACGCTTGCGATGCCATCAGTTCTTCATCCGGATGCTTCTCATGAAACGCAGCGCGACTGTATTCTTCAAGCTTCTTTTCGCCGCCTTCTTCATTCAGGATTTGCTTACGAAGTTTCTCACCATCTTCCTTATACATCTGAGAGACCATATAAAGTTGACTCAAGCTCGAAGCCATATCGTGATGGGCATAAAGCTCAAGTGCGGTTCCAGCTGCTTCGGATGCAAAAGCCGGCCAGCACTTGGATCCATAGACAAGAGCTGTTTCGATTTTTGTCATCTTCGGAAGATCTTCATCCTCACGACGCTGATTTTCTTCTTTGACGGCATCTGCTGCTTTCGGAGCTTCGACCATCATTAAGATAAGGGACAGCCAACTTAAGGCTACCCCTCCTCCTACAGCAAATGACGCTGAGTTCTTTTTACCGAACGCCCACGCTGATTTTGCAGCTGATTTAATAAATCCTCCGATTCCGCTCATGTTAAAATTCATATCACATTTCTCCTTCCTGGAATATCAACGATTTGGGCATCCGGCTTCTTCAAGTTTTCCGGGCGTATAGTCATACATGATAGTCTTAAACGTTGCCCCGCAGATCTTACGTTCTTCCAGATGCGCCTTAAACGGACGATTCGGGCCCCAATGCCCCCATGCCCATGGCGGAGTCGGAATTCCGAGCATCGAATAGAATTTACTGACCGATAAACCATGACAGCGATAACAATAATCCGTCGCCCGATCAAAGACTTCCAGGAGTTCTTTTTCGGTTCCTCTAAACTGGAACTGGGTACCTGAGTAACTGTCAACGTAAATGTCGCCGATTCCGATCGATCTGGTATCTGGACGAATTACAACAGGTCCATCTTTTTCATCCATGAAGTTTCTGCCGACAAGCTTTTCAAGAGTCTTATTCTCGAGCTCTGTTACTTTATCATCTGGCAGGATCTCCTTGGCGCTTTTCATCGTTTTCTTGAGCTTATCCTCGCTTAATGCCAATGCTGCGCCTACTGTTGCAATCTTGGCTCCGTTCAGATAATTACACAGAAACATCAGGAGCGCTGCAATTGTCCCACCGGCAATGACCCATTTGTATGCAAGAATATAAAGTACATTGCGATAGGTCTTAAGTTCCTTGAGTTCCTGCTTGATCTGATCCTCGATAACTGCAGGATTAGCAATCTCCGCGATTCCTCCTTCAGGAACATCGTTCTCAGAATTACTCTTTACGGGCTCAGAAGTGGCCTTTGCTTCGATTTGTTTGACTTGCTTCTCATAATTCTCCTTGATCTCAGAAACCTTATCAGAAGCTTTAAATGCCTCATAGATCGTTATGCCAAGAGCAATCAGAGCACCGATCATAGATACAGTCGGACCATTTTCATTCAGGAAATTCTCAACTTTTCCAACTGCCGTGGACTCACTTACTTTTGTTTTAATACTTGTTAAGCTCATGTTCTTTATCATCCTCCTCTTTTTCGATTTCCATAGGCTCGCAGCCTTCTTTCGGACCGAAGAAAAATATCGGTTCGCCAAAACGATCTACCATAGGTCCAGACGTCACCATCTCATAGTGAAACTCCAGATACGTTCGATACTCTTTTTCATTCGAATACACGAACATATTGCCTATGCCGGTTTCTTCAATCGAGATCATACGATATAGCTCATTGTAACTCGTTGCCTCGAATGACGTATGCTCAGGATCGTCATCAAGCTTATCGCACGTCTCGTTGTACATGTCGCAAAACCGCTCGCAAATATCTTTTAATGTATCAGGATCATCGCGGAACAGTCTTCCGAACATGTAGTCATAGCATAGGAAGCTTCCTCGTCCGGTTTCCTCAATTGTAATCTGCGGCCTCTGTCTTGCTCGTTTTGGATCCGCGATTGGCATATACTTCACTCTACCAATCATACGCTGCCTCGATTCTTTTCATTTTAGTTTCTCCTTTCGCTTCCACAAAAATTAAGGAGAGGCTGCTCGGACCTCTCCTATATAGAAACCTGTAATTTTTACGAGGCTCACATGGCCTTGATCGTCTTAAAGACAAACTCACAGTACTGCTCGATCAGATATCCTGCCGGGATCATAGGAAGCACGGCAATGAGACCTACAAACCACCGAGGGCACTTAGACTTTTTGAGGAATGCAGCCATTTTCTCATGTGTCGGAGTATTGTTGTAAATATCCATGGCCTTGTCTGCATCTGTGATCTTCTGATCGTTCAGCCGCTCCTTGCACTGATCATAAGTCTCAAGAGCCTTGATTTCGTCTTCAGTTCTCTTCTTGAAGACGTTCTCACGAATTTCGGTCTTGGCGGCTTCGTACTCCTTTTCGATGGCTGCAATCTGCTCAGCCTCCTGCTTATTGAGTCTCGTCTTGGTCGCCTGCAGCTCGGACTCCAGCTCACGAAGATCAGCCTGCTTCTTGCGATTGATCTTGTTCTTTTCTGCTTCGGCCTTAGACTTAAACTCGTTAATCTCGGCCTTGGCATCTTTAATACTCTCATCCATGATTGCTTTGGCCTTGGCTTTCATGGACGCGGCATCCTCGGCAGTGTCTGCATCATCGCTATAGGTGTCATAGACCTTGCACTTTTTCTTGTACAGGTTCTTGGCATCGTCGATGATCTTTTCACGAGACTTGACTTCATAATCGTAGTCAATGCTCTCTTTGAATGCCTGGAACTCGTCATTAGCTTCGTCAATAATAGACTGCTTTTTATCATAGTAGTTGATGGAGTCCTTGAACTCAACCATTTCGTTTTCGGTAGCCCGATGGATCTCACGCTTGCGATTCTCGTAGTTATTGAGTTTCTTCCAGGCATTGATCTGATCATTGATCTCTTTGCTTTCACGCTTATTGAGATCATCACAGAGCTTAATCTTGCTATTGGCGTCATCAAGCTCAGCATTTGTTTCATCGCTATGCAGCGTAATTGCCTTTTCACCGGCATCAACACTGAGCTGGCGATTGGCCGCTTCGTTCAGGGCGCTGATGATCATCCAGAATACGCCAATGGATCCGAGAGAGATAAGTTTCCAGTTCATGTTTTTAGTTTCTCCTTTTCGTGTTTATTAGTAATTTCAGTCTGGATATACGCCGGTGTTGTTAACAAGATGTGAGACAATTGGATGATCTTTGTCCATAGTCGGGAAATTATCATCATCAATGTACTGTTTTTGATCTTCAATAATAAACATTTCACCATTGTAGAGATTAAGAGAATTTGCCAAAGCTACAACAGCGTCATAGTTTTCACGATACTTTTCATCCCAGCCATTTACAGGCGCGTCGCCAACAGATTTACATTCGATTTCAATTTCACGGCCATCAGTGTTTTCATCATAGATCATATCGGATCCATCGATTGTGTCATTCCAATGCGAAACTTTCCATTTAATAGCAAAGGAATTAATGACGGCGATACCGATCAGCGCGTAGGGAATATAACTACCGAACTTGAGAATAAACTTTGTGACTTTCGGATGCTTGGCTCCAAACTTAAGAGCCGTGGTGCCGAGGGTCTTTCCGATCTTACGTCCGAGCGAAGTGACCTTTTCCGTGACGACTTCTTTTTTCTCTTCTTTGGTCTGCTCCTCAGTTTCTTCTTCTGAATCAATGTTTACAACAGACTCTGCTTCTGCTTCTTTTGCCTTCTTATGCTCCTTGTAAATATAAATTGCTGCTGCAATGATACCGAGCACTCCTGCTCCATAGATCATGTTTTTGCTCATTTTTGTTTCTCCTTTCGAATTTTAATAATTGTTTTAATGATTTAAAAACTTAGCTTCAATCCGATAATGAATCTTAAATTTACCGTCATATATAGTTTTAAATTTAATAGGCCCAACGTCCCATCCATAAATATTGCCCGATGCTTCTCTTGGTTTATTAAGCGAATCATACAGGTCACTGACTGTAGCATATCCTCTTGAATAAAGAATCTCATTCAATTTCTGCTCAGCCATTTTGAATAACAATTTACGATTTGCGCATTCTTTCGCTCCGCCTTTACATCTATAAGTTTCGATAAAATTATAGACCTCAGTAGAATCAATGAGCATTAACGTTTCTCCTTTACAATGTTCAGAAATAAAAAAGAGGAACCGCATAAAGCAGTCCCTCGATAACCCTTACAGGGTAATGCCGTGGTAATAGCCTCCATCTCGTACCTGGACGAGCTCTGTTACGAGTTTCCCCGTCTTGTCCAATACTCTGTCAATAGAGTAGGTCTCATCTGCTCTCATGTCCAGGCCCTTGACAAAGTCCGCGACTTTATCGAAGTTTCCTTTATACGATTCCTCGAATGCTCTGTTTCCATCCCAGAGCTTCTTCAGATTTCCTTCTGCGAAACATCCTTCTGTGTGGTTCTGTCCGTACTTCTCCTTGATCAGGCGATCAAAGGTCTTCTGGTTCTTAGCCCCCTTGATGATTCCGCCAATGACAAGTGCTGCCATGGTTCCGTAGTAGGTAATGACGAAAATCTTCGCTCCATTCCTTTTCCAGAATCCAGGTTTCTTCTCATCCTTCGGCTCCTCAATCACGAAGGGCTCAGTTACCTCTTCCTTCTTAATCTCCTCATAATCTCTGTTTCTGTTGCACGACATTTGTTTTTCCTCCATAATTTTAAGTAAGAGTTTCGCACTCTTCCATTATAGTAGTTGTAAAAATTACGAGGAAATTCACTTTCGTTCCAAAAGAAAAAAAAGAAAGGACGCAGTGTTAAGCGCCCATTTCGTATTCTTCATGCAGGAGTCTCTGAGCCTCATCATAGGATTCCACTTCAAAGAGATCCTTTCCGTTTCTACGATTGTAAACTTTCACTTCGTCCTTCTTTTCATTGTGCGAGATTCCGAACTTAAAAATATCACCTGGTTGCGGTGCACTTTGTTTAGTCCTCTGCTTTCTATTTTTCTCAGCATAAGCCTTCAGCATCCAGTCACTATACTTCCATCTTTGTGATCCTGTCATACGAATCCCTCCCTTCTATACCAAACGCTGCAAAAGTTTCGAAAAAGAAAAGAACACCTGAAATTTCAAGTGTCCTCTCTTTGACAGTTTACTTAGTGAATGATAATCTCTGCCTCAATGCAGTTCTTAAGCTCATCTTGGTCAACAATATCTTTGATTTTCATGAGTGCACCGAACAACTTGTCCAGTTTCGCTTGATCCTCTTTTGATAAATCATTGACTTTAGATAACATATCTGTAACTTTGTTAGGCGTATCCAATTCGTTTCACCTCCTATAGTTTTCTGTCATTATAGGAAGTGTAAATATTACGATCCGCTCAAAGCTTCCAAATTACGGCAAGAATCAACGCCATAATAATAAGTAGAATAAAAGTGTTCTCAGCCATTGTTCTTTACTTTCTTATCTCCGCCATCTTTCACGAAAGGCTTCCGATCCTCCCGAATATTAAATACGACAAAAGCTTCCTTATAACCAGAAGCGTTAAGGAAGCTCATCGATGCAATACTAAATCCAGGATGGTACTCCAGATATTCATTGATCTGATCTTCGAGAGGCGTAGTGTTGACGCTTCCGCTTCTGTCTCTTCCAAATACAAAGTTCTCAACAGTCTGCATATTATCCCTCCATTACTAAACTATAAATGTAAACAACTAGTGTGTATCTGGTTTCCAAGTATTTCCCTGCTGCGACAGAGTTTTCGATCTGAAGGTCGAAGTTTACTGTAGTATCAATATTTTCATTCTTTTCAATCATCTCATTAACCTTATCCTGAGCTCTCTGCGCAGTCATGTTCGAGTAAATATAAACTTTTGTAAGGTGCATAGTGGTCTCCTTGAGAAAAAAAAGAGACTCGTTGTGAGTCCCTAATTAGATGCATTAACATTAAAAGATCTTCTTCGTTTTTCTTCGACTACTTGTTTTTCAATTTTATTCAGATCTTCATAAGAAAATCCACTAAGATCAATGATTTGTTCTACTTCATTTGGTTCTAATTGTGCTACTTCAAGTCCAAGAGCAGCTCTCGCTTTCAAATTTAGCGACTCGCCAACTCCATGTATTTGAAGCAGCATTTCATTATCAACTAAACTCCGTAGATCTTTCATTGTTAGGTCTCGCGGATTATTTTCTATTGCTAATCTGCGTAAAACTCGCTTTATGCGTTCAGTAGTGTTTAGTTCATCGATTTCTTTTTCGATCTTGTACCAATAATGTTTAGGTTTCATAATTGCATCCCTCCTTCATTAAAGGAGCTGTAAAACTTGCGAAAAAGGAAAGCCGCTGTGAAACGACCTCCTTCGATCTATATTAGATCAATTGATTGCACATTCAAGATAACCATTGGTAGATGTGGCTCAGTATTTCTATACTGGTCAGCCGTCATGTATAAAGGCTCTCCGTCAAGCGGCATCAGGCAAACATATTCACCTTCTTTTAACATAATTTTGCCTTTTCTGCCGTCATTACGACCTTTAGCATGATGCCTGATTTTAATTACATCGCCAACTTTTAATCTATCAAAGTCTGCTCTTTTCATTACGCATCTCTCCTTTCATTAAAGGAGCTGTAATTATTGCGAAAAATATAGAGGACCTGTAAATTACAAGTCCTCTTGTCGGATTATTCCTTTTTCTGTCTATGTTCTGCCAAATATTCACGAGCCCAGTGTTCAAGTTCACTTTTTCCGCATTTCATTATTGCATATGTGTCAACGGCCTCGTCTTCGGAAATATATGTAAATCCTCCATGGCCATCATCGAACGGAATATTCATCATCCATTCAATAAAACCATCTCGGTCGTTAATATCTCCTCCGCAACGAATCCACGACGCAAAATATCGCGACATGCGTATTCCTTTAATGAACTCATTGTCCCAACTAAGGGCTTTGCTCGTTAATATTTTTCTGGTTTGAACATTTACAATTTTCATTTCATGTTTCTCCTTTCTGGAATATCTTTCCATAAAAGAGACTGCAATTTTTACGACTGAAAATATTGGTTCTCTAAGTTATAAAGGAGCATTACCAATTCATCAATGACCGTTTCGGCATGGTCAATATCCTTATAAGTTTCTTTTGATTGTTCTGCTTCTTTTAGTTGTGTAATATACCGTTCTGCATTAATGAGCTGAATAATAATTTTATTGGTTAATTTTGCTTTTTCTTCATTCGTCATGCTGTTCTTCCACTTTCAAATATTTCCCGAATCGATTCTCATCCCCGACCGAAATATCACTCTTAAGATCTAACCCAAACTCTTTAGCTTTCTCAATGATTGCTTCCGCCAGTTCCTTTTCATACTTCGGATCGACATAGTTAAAGAATCTGATAGCGGACTTCACATGCTTCTTGTCCGGCATAGGAAACTTCTTGAGCTCCGGAACGCCATAGAGATCTTCGTCGTCTTCGGTGTCGGAGTGCTCCACAGTAGCCTCAAGTCCATTTTCGGTTTCACATGCACCTATGACTTTGCCGATAGGTTTTGAATCTGAATGCTTTACTAGTGGTTCCATTTCCTGAGCAGTTAATACGTTTGGATGCCCAAGTTCAACCATTTTGTTTATTACATCTATTGTATATTTCTGCTCAATCCAGAACCTTCGATACCGCCCTTCAATCTCCGAAATATCACGTCCGGCAATAGTTTCCTGCATGATGAGTATATTCCAGATTTTTACAAGAATATACTCGACTATCTCTCTGCTCTTCGGATTAATAATCTGCTTGCTTCTGTGATCAGCATACCAATCGAAGATCTCAAACAGATTTCCTTCTTTCCAGCTGAAACTCCACCAGTCAGCAATCATTTCGAAAATATAAGGCACTGGGATTTCGAGCGCTTTATACGGCATTCCGCTCTCAGGATCATCTTCAAGAAGCACCCAATACTGCCAGTGGTGAGGATTCTGATGGATGTGATGTAGCCAGGCATAATTAAAGTCCTGAACTACCTTATAGCTGCGATTTCCTCCATAGAAATACTGGTCATAGGCATCGTACTCCTCGGTCGAATACTTGCTCTCGTCGTGATTGAAACTAACCATGGCTTCTTCGAGGGCCGTCTTCTCTTCCTTGAGTCCGAGATTGTCCAGCATCCAGTGCAGGCCCTTATTTACATTACCGATATGCTCGGCCAAATACTGATCGTATGCGAAACTCATTCGTGTTCCTCCTTCTTTAGCGGAATAGAGTCATAATGTTTACCTGTTTTATAATACGTATCGCCCCAATAGCAATTCGAAGAAAACCAGGAAAGTTGAGACAAATCGAGCCCAATTGTCCAAATAATTTTTTCATTTTCTATACCGTTTTCCAAATTTATGACAATGCATTTTTCAGGTTCTCTTCCGGGATACGTGTATTCTATTTCGTCGCCAACATGAAGTTCCTGCGATTCTTTTCTTTTAGTTATCCACGCAAGCGTCTTGTCAATAATCTCTTCAGGAGTAAATCCAAGTATAATGTCGAATACGGAAAGTGTCCCGAAAGCATCCTTCAATTCAAATACGGACATTCCGCCATCTGATTCATCTGTCGCAATAAGGCGAATGGCCTCATGCATATCTTTAAGTCCTTTATTATAAGCTGCATCAATCTGTGCTTGTAAATCTGCTTCTCTGTTTACTTTGTTTACTTTGTTTATCTCATCTATGAACGGTTTAAATGCTTCTTGAAGTTTTCTATTAAATTCTTCTTCGGCTTGTCTCAGTTTACACATTGCCTCATTGAATGTTTCGTAGCTCATTGTCTTCCTCCATAAACTTATTTTCTCCAATTTTACGATATGCTGGAATATAACCATGAATTCCTGCCCAATAACGTTCGAGAATGATTCCATACAGCGTCAACGTCATCGGATTAACGCTATGGCCATTCTCGGCATGAGAAATAATCACTTTCGAAACACCCATAACATCAGCTACTTCCTGCTGAGTGATCTTAAGTTTCTTACGGGTATTTCGAAGGCTTTCCGGTGTCCAGTTTTGAAAGTGAATATAATCTTTTAAATTCGATTGGTAATTTAGTTCATTCCAATGACGTGGCATTAGAAATCAAGTCCTCTCTTCACAAGCATAATATCTTTGTATCGATTAAATCTGTACCAAACCCAATTACTATGAATATAGTGTAAAGCATCATTTTGTGACCTAAAGAAATGAATCCCGTTTGTGCATCTGCTATAATCTGTGTCGTCAAACTTATCAGGAAATATAATTTCACCAGGATGATAATAAAAGTTATTGTCATAAATAGAAAATGCATGATCCATAATTTCATCAGAAGCTAAAAAGGAATATGCAAATCCTCTTCCGGTATAATAGTGATATATTAGTTCACGATGCATTTCTATTTTATTAATGCTCAACACTCTCGCAACATTCGATCGAAAATCTCGACCTCTGGCAGATTCAAATGAGTTCGGCGCTCTTATTGCTAAACCAGGATAGCCTTCTGGAATTTCAAGTGTAATCAATGCAAAACTAAGATCTTTACCATCATTAATCTCACTAAAACCGATCTTATAACCTTTCAAAAGTCAATTCCTTTCTTTTCGATAACCCAGGAGTCATCACGAAATATCACGTCGCTGAATGTTCGTTCCTGTTGTCCAATCCCGTGATACATATATTTGCACTTAATAAAATATCCGGTATCAGTAGGAATCACCTCGGTAACCTCCATACGATCCGGAATTGTCATATTTTTATTTTTACGATAAATACGATCGCCTGGTTTAACCTTGCATCTTGGCTTCATAAAGTCCTCAACCGAAATATCATTTACAGTAACAGTTTTAATTTCGTCCATGATTATTCTTTAGTCTCCTTGTTGTTGGTTATAGGAAATAGGGCATCAAATAAATTATTAAATAGAGTTTGTGGAGTAGATGCGAAATGTCCGTATAAATATAACGATCGGTAGCTTTTCTTTCCGTGGAATGATGTAATGGCTTTGCAAAACCACTCAGCATAATATCTGTTGATTCCTCTGGACATAAGCCATTTCTTGAATTTCTTACGAGACATTTTACGCGGCAGATTACACTTTAAAGTGCCGGAAATAGTAGTAGACAGGAATTTGCATGAGTCCTTATATATTAAATTATCTGAACCGTTTGTACCAAATTCTAATTCGTCTAGTTCGACAACTTTTAGCTTTTCTAATTCGACAGGTTCTCCAAAAGATCCATCCGGATTAATTGGACACATTACGAAATTTTTGACTTCCTTCTCATCAGGTCCCACTATATCGTTCCTCCTTGAGAAGCTTCTTGATCTTCGTATCGGTATCCTTAACCCAAAGCTCCTTGCGAATATACTCTGGCGTCAGAGGCTTTTTATTAAACTCCCTAATCGCATCCTCCGCCGATTTGAATCCCCAATCTTCAAGAAGATCTGAGATCTGGCCGCTCGGTTCTCCTGGCATAATTTTTGTATATGTAATTGCATACTCCTGGCTCATTTGGCTTCAACCTCCCAATAATAGCTCGGTCCGCAGTCTTCCCGTCTCTCCTGAAATATAAACCGTTCAGGATGATTCTCAGGATCCTCACATGCACCATACTTTGCACATTCCGGCTTAAGCGTATGAGAGCATAAATCGTCGGTTTCGGCAACAGGATCTTCGCGATAAATACAATATGGATGCAAATAGCAGTTCATGCCCTCACCTTTGCAAATATAAACAACATCTGGTTTCACCATCATTACTCCTTAATAATCACGACTGAATATTGCCGTTCCATCGTCATAAGTAACAATCTTTAAATTACCATTAAAAGTTTTTGAAATATAATATGGCTTATAACTAATTAGATCTTTGAATGGTAGATTTTGAATAATATAGACATCAGCATCATCGCTTATACCAAGATCTTCAATACGCTTTTTCAGTTCTCCGACTTTCATTTTATCTCCTTAATCATAACGGCCTGGAGGATAATACCCAAGTCCAGCGCATACTCTATTCCATTCTTCGTTTGAAATATCGCATACGTCTTTTTCAAAGTATTTGCAGTCGCATTCGTCTTGAAGCTTTAGTTGATCAAGAAGCTTCTTTTTCCGACCTCTTCGACAATAATCTACCGCATTGCGAGTTTGATCAACGTCTACTTTTCGAAATCTGCAGTTGTAACAGCATTTAACGGGCATTTATTCTTCCTCCACTGGATTATTAGGCTCGATGATAACATTCAAAAACCTATGAATATTTTCGTATCCGACAGCAACATAGCCCAAGTTATTGATTGCATTATTAATAGCGTTCATAATATTCGCTATATCTTCTTTGCTAATCATGCTTATTATTTTCTTCCTCCACTTTTCCAGGACAATTGTCCGATCGTTTTGTTAATCCATCTTTTGCCAAAATATCAAGCATTGGATCAATTGTGCATCTAAGTTTAAGAGGCCCGTATCCTTTTGCGACACGAACCTCTTTGAATGGACAGCTGATGCAGTTTTCAGGAGTTGGTATTTCAAAATGGAATATCATAAGTTAGACCTCTGGGAATTGCCCATCGTATAGCGAATACACAACATGGCAAGCGATTCTAACTACTTCTTCAGCTGAAATGCTAGTATGTATATCATTTAGCATGTCAATGTTACTCTGTTCTTTAAGTACTTCGTCGGCACGTTTTCCATTTTTCATACCAAATATCACATTTTCGATGAGATGTTCTGCATTACTCATTTTGCTTCCCAATACTCCGGCTTCTCAGTTCCTTCACGCATGGCATTCTCAGCCTCCAGGCATGTAGCGCACGGTTCCTGAGCCTCGAATGAAAAGCTCTCTTTAGGGAACTTATGGGCATAGTGCTTGCAACTGGAGCACCACTTATCGAAACGTACTTCTTTAAGATCGGTTTCCATAGTTTTCAATCTCCTTATATAATTCTTCGGCTGCATTAATCAGGATCTCATCAAAACTGAGCTTCGAGGTCTGATAAATCCCGTACGTAATGTAACACTGAGCAGCGATCCCAGTCGATTTCTTCGAATAATCGCGAATCTGAATTTTGATGGCTCCCCATGGTCCCTGTTCGATGCTACAGGTTACGTCACAATGGGTCTTAACAAAATCCATCAGCCACTCAGCAAATGTCTGTTTTTTCTCTTCAATTCTTTTAGTCTTCTCTTCTTCACGCTTCAGGCATACTGGTTCATAATCTGAAAAACCGTTATCATATTCCCTCAGATCAAAATACTTGCACTTAAGGCAGTTCGTATTCTCTAGAAAGAACTCGCACATACTCATCGGTCCTCAAGCACCACATTACTGGCATGTGTTAGATACGTGACACCGTCGATTTTTACCTGCAGCTGATCACCTTCATCGAAGTCCTTCCATGACTGAACCTTTCCTTGTGCGACAACCTCTCCGCCAGGTGAATAAATAGTTGCATAGTCGAAATAATAGGTCGTGTCGATCATTTGCTTATTGGATCCGCATCCGGTAAGAAAAATAGCAAATATAAGTACCAGAATTACAGCGATAACCTTTTTCATTTGATTCTCCTCATTTCTTCAAAATTATCTCCACTCCAACACCATTCATCGTATAGAAGCACTGGTTCTTCTCGAGTGTGTTCAGATCCTGCGTTGGAAAGTTCGGATTAATGCACTTCAAGACCACATTAATTTGATCTACGGTCCCAATTACAATCATATTTTGTGTTTCTGTCATTTTTAAGTATCTCCTTTATATCTTCTAAATTAGCACAAATTAGTATGCCCCAACCACTAATCATGCATCTCATCATATGAGCTTCTTCCAAGCGACCTGTAAGGCATAAGCCAAATATAATCAGCGCTCCAATTCGCAAAAATAATCCGATTATACTGTCCATATTATTCGCTCCTTACTTTTATCGAATCGTCTGGCGTTGGATACTGCGTTGCACAAAAGCCAACTGGATAACCTTTGCACAGCACCATTCTTGTATCTTTCCAGCCGATTCGCTCGTCCTCTATTGAATCGTCCTTAATTGTCACATCCGAACTTTTAGCCTGTCCCCAGCCCATGGAATTCCAAGTCGAAGTAACATGTTCTTTTAATTCTTGCCATGTTGAGAATTCTTTTACTTCGGAAAGTGCATCTGAGAGCGATACTCTGTGCGGTCGATATATGATCATTATTATCTCCTCTTTATCTCAAGAATATCAACCAGAATGGAACCCAGTAAATAACACCGAGAATCAGAAACGTTCCGATACTATACACGACATTCACGTTCGTCTTATGTTCACTGCTCCACTGAAGTCCCATCTGTAGAAAAAACCAGACTCCGAGAATGAGTCCGGCGAAAAAGTAGTTCATGACTTTTCTCCTCAGTCTACCGAATAGTCCATAGCCAACGTCAATGCTGTAGAGCTGTCCATACCGAGTTTCCTAAGCTCTGCTAGGATTGCATCTCGCTGTTTCTTGTCTTTGTTATGAAGCGCCTTTGCCAGTTTGTAAATATAAGTTTCTAATTCTCCCATAAGGCATTCTCCTTTTAATTATTTATGTGTGGGTTGATGCTGCAGTTCCCATTGACGATCAAAGTTCGTTGGATCGTCAAAGAATTCCTGCATGAGTTTATTGTACTTTTTACTGCATTCGGGACAAAGAAGTTTGGAACTTCCCATGTCATGGCTTGCTTCCGGATAAACCGTATTCCAGCCTTCTGATTCTTCAAATTTATCGAATCTGGTGAAACCCCCATCAGTTTCTCCTTCTCCTATCTTCTCGAAAAATGAAGTAACGCAGCATCGATCACAAATATAATACTTACCAAGCTTTGTCGACATCTATTTACTCCTGTTCTTTCTCATCTACGCTTTTTATCATGGTGTTTGCTTCGTCTTCGGCCCAGAGTTTTTCTACTTTTTCCAGAATAGCATCTGCTTTTTCTTTTTCTTCTTTGCGTTTCAATTCTTTACGCCAATGTTCATAACGTACAACATCTGGAATTGAAAAATGGAAGCAAATTCTACTGCTTATAATGTCAAATGGATCGTCCAAATATGAATAAGAAAAATATCCTTCGTATAAATCCACTTTTTCAGGTGCGTTTTCGTATATGGCGAGAAATTTTTCGAAAGAAATACATCTATCACTGCAAAGTTTAGAGTGATAATAAACACCAAAAAACCAGAGGATGCAGAATACAACAACTGCACTAAGTGCTACAATTAATATAATGTTAGCTATCATTTAGTTATTGCCCTCCTGTTTTTCTTTTGACTCAATCATCCAGCCAAGATAAACCTGAGCCTTCTTTAGATCTTCGAGTCCATTCTTTTCTCTAAATCTCCAGATATACTTCATGACATTATCCTTGCAATATCCCTGGAATTCCTCAGGAGTCATAGACGCTTCGATCGCCTTAATGCACTCGATTCCGCCTTGCGTGTAATGAGACGGATGCATAACAGTATCAGTCTGAACTCCCTCCTGTTTTTTCGTTTCTATAAATTTATGTTCCGGTATATAAAAGGCGCATGCTTCGCCACTATTTCGAGGGCATGATTTGCTATGAGATAGACATAACCCGTGCACACACTTCCCATCGAATAGATAGAGACATGCTTGATTTGAAATTATTTCGGCATGCTCTGATAAATTGTCCGCTTTTAGACTCATTTCTCATTTCTCCAATCACAGAATCTCTTAAACCATTCATTCTGAACGATTCCGAGAAGTATCAGTATTTTCTTCCACCACGGGAACATCCAGGCTAGATTCTTCCACTCCAGCCATCTGTTCCAGCGATGAATTAGTTTGTTCATCGTCACAGACCTCCTTTTTTCGTATTTGCAAAATATAATCACGAAGATCATAATCGATTGACATAGGACAATAGATCGGAAAATTCTGTTTAGTCATATGTTCCATATTACTATTCCAATATCGTATAGCTCCCTCAAGCGCGCAAAAATCTTTGTCAAGATTTGTTTCATTATAGCGCTTCATTAACCTAATACCCCAGGCTTCTTTCATATCCGCTCTTGGACAAAATATAACGACCGGAGGGCAAAAATAATTGGATTTCGTATCTTTCATTTCTTTTAATTTATTTCGAACTATCTCATGGCAGCTAAGCAATACAGTAAATTCTTGCCGTGCAAGGTCAAACGCTAACTTACAGTATCTAGTTACCCAATCTCCGAGCGCAAATCCTTTTTCGTCGCGTGAAAAATAACTGCTCTCCAGATCAATACAGTTATTCCATCCAGCAATTGAGCTCTTTCCGATTCCAGGATATCCACAGATAATAAGTCCTTTCATTAAATGCCTCCTTGTTTTGATCTCTGTCCTCTGTGATAAGCAACTCTTACCGGATCTCGTTTGCGGTTCTCAACTTTATCGAAATAATATAATACGCTCACATGACGACCACATTCTAGGCAATCCACCATTTCCATGCCATCCTCGGTCAAGTGCGTATTTCGAGTACTCAGTTTAATCGGAGATCCGCAAAAATAGCACTTCACGATGTCGTCCTTCTCAAGAGTTTTTGTAAGATGCTGCCCGCCTTCAATAATATCTCGTGTGATTGGAAACTTAACGTTTACTTTCGGTTCCATAATGATTCTCCTTAAATAAATGTTACTTCTGTTCGACGATCGGTATATGCGTGAAAGACTAATGTTTTTCCTGAAATTTGACGAATATAATCCTCGCATGCTTCTTCAAATGTCTGACCGCTTCCAAAAGTTCCGACTAGAAACATTCCTTCTTTGGTTTCGCAATCTTGAAAATGAACTCCTATTCCGGATTCATTAGGATTTTCCCATCGAAAAACATCTAAATGCTTACCGATATTAAGTAATCTTTCCAAAGCTGTCATTTTATTCCTCCTCCACTGGCGGTCTTTTATCTCTGAATTTATGCTTCCGGTTCTCTTCACACCACGGGCAGCCTCCATGGTTCCTGCGGCTTGGATCAATTGCTTTGAAACCACGATATGGCTTTCGATGTTCTTTCTTATGCTCTATGGCTTTGTCAAGAGACATGGCTTTGACCTCCTTAGAAAAAAAAGAAGCCGCTGTTAAACGGCCCCTTATTTAAGTCCAATACTTTTTGTATCAAAATAGAGTCTTATACATGGCATATTACCCTTTTCTGTTTCGTGTTCAAGGTATATTGGTTTATAGTCTGGATCCTCTTTCAATTGCGAATAATCGAAATCCAAATACAAGTCATTACAAATCGGAAATCGTCCAATCTTCATGTCTTCTGGAAGATCTTTATTAATCTCCTCATAAATATCATACAGATCAAGTCGAGATCGATTAAATAACTCTTTGTTTAGGTTTTCGATTCTTTCTTTGATTTTTTCCTCTTCGCCAACAAACCATTTTCCAACGAATTCGTCACGAAATACTGCTTCTGCCATTTCTCTTCACCTCCATTAAAGGAGCTGCAAAAATTGCGATTACTTCATATGAGTTTCTTCCCAGCGCTTCTTGACATCATTCACCATCTGGATATTATCCTCGTGAAAATATCCACCGGCTTTTTCAATAGCAAAGATGATCTCTTCAATAGCCTCATCAGTATTTCCGTCTCTCAGGAAACGTAATGCATTATTGAGCAGATCACACGAAGGATACCTTCCGAATAACGCATTTTTCTTCTTTACCGTCATTCTTTAATCTCCTCTTAAAGCCTCAATATACTTCTTTTCGCCGACAATCATCATAATTTTATAGCAGTCGCTACAAAGATATGAGTTATGCCATTTGCGAAGTGTTCTTTTTTGAGCTCCGCAGCCTACGCAAAAGACTTTAACACCTCTACGTTTTTCTTTCAGTTTCTGAAGAGCCTTTTCGACTAATTCTTCAGAGTTTATGCCATCGTTCTCCATAGAGCACTGTTCCCTCCTCATACTCGAGTTCTTGAATGGATCTGATCCTTGTTTCCTCTCCGTACTTTTTCTTTAACATATCGGCCACCCGATCTTCGCTATATGCGAAAACATAACCGGCATAAGCGTAATATTCATGATCTTTTAGAATGGCTAATATCGCGAAATATAATTTTAGATCTCGTGAGGTATCGGTTTCTTCAATTAGTCTATTATCGGCGATTACAAAACCTTCCTGAAGCAATTTTTCCACTTCATCTGGAAACTTTTTATAGCAGTCTATATAAACGTCCTGAACGAGTCTTCGTATTGTCTTATCTTTTTCCTTTTTAACGAGCTCAAATTCTACTATCATGAAGTCTCCTTTAAGCTATTCAAGCTGAGTATATTCTAGCGTTCTCGATAACATATCCGTCTCTGAGCATGCCTTCCATTTTTTCAGAATGTTGAATATATTGACGAGAAGCATCATCCGGATGCCATTCCTGAACAAGTATTTTTGATATGTTATCGACTTCGCGTTTAACCAGTTCGAATTCTACGATCATTCTTCATGACCTCACATCTTTTCATTAATCGACACGGTTGCAGAAGTCGGCATCTTCGAGAACTCATCATCCAGGAACTGTTCAAGCTCCATCTTGCACTGATCACAGAACTTCATACCTCTGCGATAAATTGTCCCGTTTTCATCCTTGCAGGGCTTGGAAATCTCATACTTTCCAGCGCCGTAAGAATCTTTTACAACCTGTTTCCCGCATCTGTCACAAAGCCAAATAGTCATTTTAGTTTTCCTCCTATAAAATATAATTCTTCTTTTGTTATTGGTTTCTTATCGCGAAATTTATACATACGATCGCCTGCACACAATGGACAGCTTCCATGATTGCGGCAAGACTGAAAATATATTTTACTTCCGCGATAAGGTTTTCGCTTTTCTTTCCCATGTTCGATTGCTTTATCAAGACTCATATCGAACCTCCTGAAAAAGATTAGAGGACCTGTAAATTACAGATCCCCTGTTAATTGTTTTAGTCTTTCGCAGACAATTACGATTTTGCGAAATACATAGTATGCTTTATAAGTAGCATCTAGTGCTTGTAATAAATTCTCGCTCTTTACCGCCTCATCTACATGCTTAACCGCCATTCTGACCTCGTACGCATTATGATGACACATAACCGTCGATAATATCACGTTTGCAAAACTATGCGTATTTTCTTGCATGTCTTGCAAATATTTGCTTTTATCTTGATCATACTCATCATAATATTTAAAATACGATGATTCAGGCAAGTGCCAATAAGCATAATCTACATCAGGCAAATAGTCATTAACGCACCACGCATACTCACGCCATTCGCTAAGAATACTATTTGTCGCTTCTTCGTATTCATTTGTCATTTTGATTAACTCCTTTCATCTTTCTATTAAAGGAGCTGTAATTATTGCGAATTTAGGTTATAGTAATGCTTCCGTCTTCAAGTTCCAAGATCTCAACCGGCAGACTGTAATCATAAGTAATTTTAGTGTCTTTTGGATACCGTCTAAGGGCATTAATAAGGTCTTCAACGGTTTTTATGTTATAGACCATCGTTCTACTAATTTGAGTATCCATCATTCCATCCAGCTTAGATCTTCGACCGGTTTCTCTTCTTTAGGCTCTTCGGCTTTCTCTTCAACCTTCGGAATATCAACCGGCTTTTCCTTTTTGGGTTTCTCATGCTTTTCGGGCTGCTTGGCTCCGGATACAGGTTTTACTTCTGGTTTCTTCTCTGGTTTCGGAGTGTCTACCTTCTGTTTCGGCGGATCAACCTTATCGACATCAACGCCGTTGAGTCTCCCGATCAGATGCTTAAGGCTCATGCCAAGGCTTCTAGCAATCTGGCTGTCAGATCTGCCCTGCAGTCTCTGCTCGTTTACATACTGTCTGAATTCTTTATCGTTCATGATTTTTATCTCCTTTAATAATTAAACTTTAGGAACGCATCCAGTCAACCCGTAATAATTACGGGCATAATTCTCATCGCACTGATTGATGTCCTCGTCGGTCGTGTTAAAGAATACTCCGTCGTGCGGAACGAAAATGTCACGGGCGATATACTCGGCAAGAGTGGATTTCATGCCGTAGAAGTCGCCGATGTTGTCATTGTGATACTGGATGACTTTCTTCTTAAACACCACGTAAATGGCATCGAATCCCATCAGTCCATTGACTTCTCGAATCCCAGAAAGATTCATATTTCCATAAAGCGCTGGCTGATAAAGGTGATAATAGTTTTCCTCGTCCTTCCACATGCCCAAACGCCGAACCACCTCTTGCGGAATTTCATTCGCCGTGATCACACTGATATAAAGCGTAATATTCCCGAATTGCTTTTCATGCTCGAGAAGGATCTCAAGCGCTCTTGCCTTTTCGGGATTATCGACCAGGATATTGATATATTTCGAATTATCATCTTTGTCGTCATAAAGGACAGTCACTTCGAAATCTTCCTCAAAGAACGCCACCATCTTGTTATAGTACTCATCCCAGGGAGCTACCAGATTAATTCTTGCCATTTTAATTTTCTCCTTTTAAAATATAATTTTTTATTTAGTTTTCGGTTGTGCCGATGCTACCAAGATCGAGAATATAATCATTCCCATCTCCAAGAACAGTCGTCGGAAGTTTACCATCCCACTGCTTGATCCAGTAATAATCAATAACGTTTCCATTAAGAGATTCGCCGATTCGCTTATTCATTTCAGCTTCCTTTTCACCGGCATAGAGCGCTGCCTCAGCCTGAACCTTCACAACTTCGAGATCCGCATTGGCCGCGATAACTGCCTTTTCAGCCTCAGCATTTGCCGCAATAATCGCTCGCTTTGCTGTCTGCTCTTCTTCCATCGTCTTCTGGGCCTGTTCGGTTTCAGCCTTCAGTTTGTTCTGAGCCGCTACCTGCTTGGCTTCAACTGCATTTGTGAACGTATCGGTGAAGTCAATATCACGAATAGCGATGGACACAACATTAATTCCATACCTGCTCATATCATCAGCAACGCTCTCCGTTACCTTCTGCGAGAGAATATCACGGTTTCCGATCAGATTCTCGGCAGTATACTTTGCAAAAATCGTCTTAATGTTATCCTGAATGGGTCCGAACATGACAGTCTCATAGTAGTTTGTTCCGACTGTCTTATAAATATCACGGGCTGCGGTCTGATCGATGCTATAGTTAATTGTGACGGCGTAAGAGGCTTCCTGAAGATCGCTTGAGAATGCCGCCGACTCAAACTCCTGTTTCTGAATACGGTTATCCATCTTAACAACATTCTGCCAGGGCGCAATAAAATTAATACCGGATCCGACCGTTCGATCTTCAACCTTTCCGAACGTCGTCAGAATTCCGGTATAACCTGTCGGAACAACTGCGATACAGCTTGCAATAAAGAGCGCAATTGAAATGATAATCGCTCCCAACAGCGGCCATGGAGTAAACTTTTGGTTGGACTCTTCATCTCGCATAGCCGGAATAATACATCCCGCAATAATACCTACAACAATAAGAATAACTGAAAATATAATTGCGAACATTTTTAATCTCCTTTAAAATAATATTTTATTCTTTTACTGAATATTCGGCGCTAATTGTATATGTTTTTCCATCATCGTCTATATCCATCCGAAGTAAATAGGATCCAATACATGAATCTTTGTAATATAATTCGGCGAGTTGTGTCATGCTGGATAGTGTGCAAGTAGAAGGAAACTGCCATAGTTGAAAATCATCCGGATGCTCCTTAACGTCTTTAATTGAAAGTCCATTTTGTTCGAGGATCTTAACAATGATATCATCTTTTGTTTTGCCAGTTATGTTATTAATATCGTCCAGTATCTGTTTAGTATAATCGATAAGTTCGTTCATGTTCTATTCATCCCATACCAGTGTTGTAACGGTTTTAATTTCCGGAGGATGTTCACCCCAGTCGAAGAATGTATCGCATGTACGACAAGCGGTATCGGAATTATAACCTCTTATGATTCGTTCGTGGCATACAGGACAATAATAGGCAATGAAATACTTGCCATCTCTCCCATCATTACCGAAATCATATTGGTATT